GTTTAGGCTATTATTAAATAAGTTAGAGTAATTAACTAATACTGTTTAGTAGTGTATGATAAATGCCAGTTGGGTCAGAGAATATTAGAGAGGCCTCAAGTCTAATATTCGTAACTGGATGCGCGGTTAAGCGACCTTAAGCTTGCCACGCCGGAGTAGCTCAACGGTAGAGCAATCGCCTTGTAAGCGATAGGTTAAGAGTCCGATTCTCTTCTCCGGCTCCAAAGTCGGCGGGACTATAAGCCGCTGCCAGGACTATAAGAAATTATAGGCTGGCATTCCCTTAGATAAGATAATAAACTAAGGCGGTCGCGTCGAAACAGCGTATAGTATGGGTGAGCTTACATAATTGATTATTTGGGAAAAATTAATAGTGAGAATTGTCCGGCAAAACTACTTAGCCCATAATAGGTAGACCCGTGTGGGAAACCCGCAGTTAAAGAGAAAGGATGATTCCGTTTTATACGCAGGGATTTTTATCGTATTAAACCGAGGAGTGGATAGACGGTAAAAACGTGTCAAGGAGAGGCTGATAGACCAACTTATGAAAGTGTCGAGGTTTCAGAGGTAGGAGCAATTGATAAATTTCTTCTGCGTAAAAAATGCAAATAAAGCGATAGGACGCTTTATAATATAATTTATGGAGGATAGGAACTCTATATGAAGACAATTTATTGTAACTAGTATACGGATGAGCTTTTTGATACCGAAGAGAAGGCGAGAGAATCTGAAAAGAAGTACCTCGCCGCGCAGGAAGCTAAGAAAAAGGCAGAAGAAGAAAAGCTCGCCGCTCAGAAAAAGAAGGAATCTGAGCGAGCTGCAAGAGCTAAGGAAGTCGAAACCGCGCAGAATAAGGTGCGCGAGGCTCGGAAGAACTTGAAAGATGCGCAGACCGAGTACAGTAATCTTTTGAGCGCGTTTTGTCGGGATTATCAGGCATACCATATGTCGATTAAGCCTAACGACTTTTTCAACTTGCTTGAAGATTTTCTGAGTTTCTAAGGTAGAATAGGGCGATAGACAAGTATTAATAGTCGAGAAGAAAATATAGCTTCAATACTGGGACAAGGAGAGAGAACTCCGTTTTGCCGACCATGGAGGCGCATAAAAAATAACATCTATGCAACCCAAGCGAAGATGCGCACGATTGAAACTGCGTGCTCGCCCTTCCTCAAAAATTTAAAAATAAAGATTAAAATTTGAAATCTTTAGAAAATTATGGTATAATATTTATAGAAAGAATGAAGAAAGTCCTTTTCATTGTTTACCTCCTTTCTTGGCCTAACGGGATGCCAATTTAAATCCCGAATCTAAAACTCTCGGTCGTAAATTTTGACTTTTTTAAAAATTTATGATATAATATATATAGAGAGTGAGAGAGAAAGAAAGTAATTTATTCCTTTCGACTTTACTTTCTCTCTCGAAAACTAACGCTTTAATACAGGCACTAATTGTGTAAAACGGTGAGTCTCGCGTAGGCATAGCCAACAGTGCATAGGCTCTAAATAAAACCTTTAGTGCGCGGTTCCAACTCCGAAATGGTAAGAGTCATGAATCTTGCCACAAGTTAGAGGAAAGCATAATCACCCGAACGGACAGGGTTGGAGAAGTCAATAGGAAGATTATGTTAAAAGCGGATAGGAGCATTAATTCGCTATATTAAAAGTAGGCAAAGCATACGCTCAATTTTGGCCGTATGAAAACCTACAATTTGATGCCGGGTCGCATGAACCTGAGAGGGCCTATTGCTCGATGGGGGAAGAAATGCACGAGTAGAGATATTAATATCTAATAAGGGTTTTGCTTACTGTTATCTTGCGGGTATCCCCTTGCGCTGTCTGCACAGAACCGCGCGAAGACATAGAGAGGAAGATAGCTACTTCGGAAGATTGTGAGGAATCTTTCTAGGCCCATGGGCGGAGTCGTTGGTCCAGAACAAATAGTGGGCGAAATTTTAAAGCGGTATCCCCTTCGAACCGCAAAGACGATAGGTTCAGAAAGTTTAACCTTACTTCTGTCGCTAAAAACTTTCTTGTTTACCCTGACGTGATAAGGGTTGACGGATTACAATTTACTGAATAGTACTTGGAAATTGCGTTTTTGAACCGACACCAGTTCGCGTGAGGAACTGCTAGGCGCGAGCACGGCGATAAGTGTGAGTTAAGAATTCGAAAAATTCTCCGCTTACGATTTGGGGTGTAAGAAATCGCGGAAGTCTTAACCGAGAATGGACGCTTGAAAGTTGAGTGAAACTTTCTAAGTTTAATGAATCTTATGCAAATCATTCGGGCGTGTACGTAAGACCGTGACTTAAGATAGTAGCCGGCAAATGCTATCTAGTTCAAAATGAACTAAGGTTTTTTAGAAGTTTTGACTATTAAAATGATAAAAACTTCTACCTTTTAGAGCTTTGGGTTTATAGAAGCTCTTTTATATTGGGACATAGCTCAACAGGTTAGAGCCACGGCCTTATAAGCCGTAAGCCCTCACAAGGATTATTCCGAGTTCGACTCTCGGTGTCCCTACCATTTATTGCAGGGTAGAGCAACGGTTGTTCACTTGGCTCATAACCAAGGGGTTGCGGGTTCGAATCCCGTCCCTGCGACCAAAGTCGAAGTTTTACGGAGTTCGTCGCGACTTTAACCCTAAACCGCCTATAGACCCGTACAGCAAATATATATATAAAATTAATCTTTTTATTGAGCAAATGGATGATATATTATAATTGGGTCTAGGACTTTTACGGCAGCGTATCCTAATTGGTAAGGAGCCGGTCTTGAAAACCGGTGATGGTCGGAAGGCCACTGCGCGTTCGAGTCGTGCCGCTGTCGCCACGTGTCTCCGTAGCTCAGCTGGTAGAGCATCTGACTTCCCGGAATTAGCTCAAGAGGTTAGAGTATTCATGAAGGATGCAGGTTCAAATCCTGGCTTCCGGGACCATTAATCAGGTGGTCACGCGTTCAAGTCGCGTCGGGGACACCAGAAATTTATTGAGAGGAATATAATTATGACAAAGGAAATGGTACTTACCGGGCTTTATGCTCGGCGCAATAAACTTTATAGGAATGGCCGTAATATTAAATCGCCAGGCGTTTTACGCAAGATCGACCGTAAGATTCGACAGCTTCAAGACGCCGACTAAATATATAGCGGCGTAGCCAAGTGGCAAGGCATTGGAATTTGACTCCAACATCCGTAGGTTCGAATCCTACCGCCGCTGCCATAGAAAGATAATGTATATGAAAGATTATGAAGATTTAATTTACAATATTTATGATTTTATAAGACGTCGCTTTTCAAAAGATTGCGATTGGATGAATGGAAATTGTTTATGGTTTGCACAAATATTAGTTTGGAGATTTCCAGAAGAACTTACTATTTATTATGAACCAGTAGTTGGTCATTTTTATGCTGGAACTCAAGATGGGCATTTTTTCTTTGATTGGGAAGGATTTTATAATGAAGAAGATTTAGAGAATAAACCGATTCTTCTAAGTGATATTGCTTATCTTGATGAAACTTGGTACTCGCGCCTTATGCGAGATTGTATGAAATAATTAAATAACTTTATTTAAGGCGCACGCAGCAAATATAGTTTTTGTAGACAAAAGGTTACGTCAATTCTCTGTAAAAGAATTAATGTGGGTTCGAATCCCACCTAAATCAATTAATGCGTCTTGAGAAAATTTTAAAGGCTCGAAATTTCGAGTCTTTTTTAGTACGAAAATTTTATATGGAAAATATTACACTCCTACTTATATATAGATAATTAAATCCCAAGCACAGGTTCTACCCTTTTGCTTGTTATTATATACCATAGGGTGGCTTTTATAAGCTGCCCTAATTTTTTTAGGTATAGAGGAGTTTTTATGGGTAAAAGAGGAAAAATAGAAGGCGGTGAATTTTCTGTATCTGGAGGCTATGTTCTTTATGACCGGTTAAGAGATGACGCGTGGATGACTCGTTTTCTAGGGGTAGATGTTTCTGTTCCAGCATTAAAAAGTTTGGGCAAGCAAAAAGAAGAATATAATTTACATAATTGGCAAGTTGTCGCAAATGAATTAATGGCTACTGGATTAGCAGAGCAAGAAAAAGAAAGACGTTTATTAAGTGTATTAGGAAATAATAATTTTTTACAAGAAGTTTCATATGAAGATTATCCAAAATATATAGAAGCGATTAATTTATTAGTCGGCTTAAAAGGGAAATATAGAGATTATTTAAGTGAATTAAAAGCTCAAGCTAATGATGAAATAAATCAGCGCGCGGCCGGTGGTTTTAGATATTTTGAATCACGATTAACTACAGCGATTGGATAGGGTATAAAAGAAGGTATGAGTTCTTTATCGGCAGAAACTTTAATAAAAATGCCTTATGCTGATATTCAGAAATATGTTGAAGATAGTATAGATAAATCTATAGAACGCGCGATAGAAAAAGTAGCAAATTCTAGTCCCGCATATATTTAGAAAAAAGTAAAAATATGGAAAGAAATTAGTAATGGTTTTAAAAATTTAAATTCTACTAGTAAAAATTTATTTATATAGACTATTATGGATAGATACGGTTTATCTGATATTTCATCTAAAATTACCGATTGGCTTTTTAATAATTTTTAGAAGCCAAGAAGAAAGAATGATTTATTTTGGGGACTTGGGGCTGCAATAAAAACTAATATGAATATTGGTGAAAAAAAGGGTTCAAGTATAGATGGATATATCTCAGAATTTATTCCCAGTCTTTTAAATGCTTCTTTAGGTAAAGGTACTGGAATAGGTTCAAACGCTTTTAAAACTGATAGTATAGAACTTTTTAATATATCAGCAGATATAAATATAGATGAAATATTGAAAAGCGCGGCAAATTTAGACCCGGGAAAAGAAGATAATAGTGAGCTTGTAAATAGATTAGATAAATTTACTTCAGAAGTATTAGATAAAGCAGAAGAAATCTTTGTAGTTTATGATTCTTCTAAAATGTATAGATTAAGTGGAAGTTTTTCTTCTCGTGGCTTCGGTGGAGCAAGTGGAAATTTAGAAAATCTTGGTTCTGCAATGGCTAAATTTGGCGGAGCAAATACTTTAAATGAGACTGTGGCCCATGTATTATATCAAACCATACCTGGTGCCATTCTAGATGGGCAATAGGGTGAATTAGTAGAACAAGTAAAAAAAGAAATAATAAGTTGTATTACCACAGCCTTTTTTGACGATGTATAGTTTTAGGGACCTAAATCTGTTAATGATAACGTTATTCATATATTGACTTTAGACGCAGTAAGAATACCAATGTCTTTCTATTGTATCGCCCTTTCAAAAGCAATATCTTAGGCGGCAGAGGAAATGAGTAGTGGTATGTTAAGAGATTATGTTAGTATTTCTATTACTTTACCAGGTGGTATAAAATATCCTACAAAAAGTGATACCGCCGCGGTAGAAGGAAATTTTCCTGGACGAATTTATACCGCTTGGAATGAGCAAAGAAAAGAAGCTATTTCTCAAAGTCATTTTGAAATTCATTTTCTTAAGAATTTTGAGAATATTATTGATGGACTAATTAGTGGAAAATTTTGACTTTTCTTAAAATTTATGCTATAATATATATAGAGAATGAAAAAGGAGATAAAAAATCTAAAATGTCTAATTCTACTGGTTTCTATTACTACTACGATAATCCTACCCAAGTAAAATATTTTTATGACGGTAGTTATCACGGAGCGATTGCGTTTCGAGATGTTCTTATTGATGGACGAACCGGAGAGGTTTATGAACTTAGTGAATTAATGAAACGTATTTGTGAAACTTATCAAGTTGATGCAGATTTTGCACTTGTTGAGTATGAGTGGTTTGATTTGGACGAGGTAATTATTTATGGAAAAGCATCCGATTAAGCAGTATAAATGCGAAAAGTGCGGTGAACCACTTGATAGACGTGGAGAAGAAACAATAGAATATACCAAGCATGCAATTCTGCATTTTATTGAATGTCCAAAGTGCGGGCATACAACGCTAATTAGGAAAGAGAAAATTTAATAATTTTAATTAGTAAGTAGATAGATAATTATCTATCTACTTACTAAACATAATAAAAAGGAGCTATTTAATTATGGCATACATTTATAAAATTACAAATGATGTTAATGGTAAGATTTATATTGGAAAAACTGAGTTTTCTATTGAAAAAAGACTTAGCGAACATATTCATGATGCTTATAGAGAAAGGAATGAGAAACGCCCTTTATATTCAGCAATAAGAAAATATGGACCAGAACATTTTCATATTGAAGTAATTGAAGAGACGGATAACCCTAATGAAAGAGAAGTTTATTGGATAGAACGATATGGTTCTTTTAAGGCTGGTTATAATGCGACTCGTGGTGGAGATGGAAAAAAATATTTAGATTATGAATTGATAATTAAGACTTATAATGAAGTAAAAAATCAAGCAGAAGTCGCGCGACTTTTAGATATATCTGTTGATTCCGTACATAACATTTTAGCAAATAATAATATAGAACTTATTAGTAGCGCTGAGGTTTCAGCTAAGACTTTTGGAAAACCAGTAGCACAATTAGATAAAAATACATCAGAAATTATAAAAATTTTTCCTTCTGTTATTGCAGCAGAGAATGAATTAGGTATCCAACGTCATATCGCCGCAGTTTGTAAAGGTAAAAGAAAAACTGCGGGAGGATATGGTTGGAAATATATTTAATGCCCACTAGCATAATGGCAATGCACCGGTCTCTAAAACCGTTTCCCCTTGAAGGAGGTTATCTCGGTTCGAATCCGAGGTGGGCGGCCACAGAATTAAGAGCTTAGGTAGTAATCTAAGCTCTTTTTATTTTGACTTTTTTTAAATTTTATGGTATAATATATATAGAAAGATAAAGGAGTATAAATATGTCTAAAACTTATTTTTGCGTTGCGGATGTGCATTCATTCTATACGGAAATGCAGCGCGCGCTCTCTGAACAAGGCTATGATAAAGATAATCCTTCTCATATTTTCTGTAGTATCGGAGATTTATTTGATAGAGGGCCGGAGTCTAAGGAGTGTTTGGAGTTTGTAAATTCTATTCCGCGCGAGCGTAAGATTCTTATTCGTGGAAACCACGAGATACTTATGCGCCAGATGGTTTTTGGTGGTAATTGGCCACGTGGTATCGACAAGCACAATGGGACGTGGAAGACTGCATGTGACCTTACTGGAGTCGATAAGGCCGAAGTAATGGAGAAGATGCGGAAGAATAGTGAGTTTTGGAGATACTATCATGATACTGAGTATTATAGGATAGTCGGAGATTTTGTTCTTACTCATGCTTGGGTTCCTTTTGATGTTTTGCATGGCTTTGATAGTAAGACAGGAAAAGATTTCTTCTTGAAAAAGGCTATGCCGTTAAGGAAATGGGATACCGTAGATGATTATGAATGGGATAATCGTTTTACTTGGATGAATGGTATGGAACTCTGGAAAGAGGGAGTTCGTATTGAAGGTAAAACGGTAATCTGCGGCCATTGGAATACTAGCTGGGGATGGAACGAAATTCGTCATAAATGTAACAGTCTTTATGACGTAGATGCAATCCATGAACCATTTATTGATGATGGTATTGTCGCGCTGGATGCGTGTACAGTTGTAAGTAAGAAAGTAAACTGTTTTAAGTTTGCAGTAGAGGAATAAAAATATGGAAGGTGAAGATGGTATGAAACCTTTTATTGATGGGTTTCTTGATGCAATATTTTTTGTACTTCGAGCACTTAGTATATTATGTATAATTAGTATCATTTTATTTAGTTGTTAAGGAGATTATATGAGTGTTGATGTAAATGCAGTACTTGGATATGGTTTTGTATTAGACCATGAAGAATATAATATCTATAAGAATAAATGTGATGAAAAAGAACTTGATGTTTCTGATTATTGTTGGTGGGTAAATTCATATCTAGATGATTCTGAAGTATTTTATGGAATAGTTATTGAAAGTACTGATTATATAGCTACTTTTGATAAAGAATTATTTAATATGATTGATGAAGATAAATGGGCAGAATGTTATCGTCAATGGTGTGAAGATTTTCCCGATAAGAAAAATGAAGAACCAAAATATACGCTAATTTCTAATTGGTGGTAAGAAAAGAGAAAATATGAATATGAAAAATATTATATCTTCTGTTATTATAGGACTTGAGATAGTTACTTTAATTATGGCAATTATTTTGTGGTTTAATACAGTAGCTAGAAGTATTTGTTTACTTCTTGCTCCATTATTTAATTTAATTTTGCTTTTAATAAATTGGAGAAAGTGAGATAACTTATGTTAAATTCTAAGGGTGAAAGAGAACTTGCTTATATAGTTCTTATTGATGAAATTATGCCCATTGAAGGGTATGACCGAGTAGAACTCGCGCGAGTTGGCGGTTGGCATGTAATTGTGCAGAAGGGGCAATTTAAAGTTGGTGATCCTGCAATTTATTTTGAAGTAGATAGCAAGGTTCCTTCTGACCGTGAGTGTTTTGCTTTCCTTGCGAAGCGCAAGTATAAGATTAAGACCATTAAAATGTGTGGTGTTATTTCCCAAGGTTTGCTTATGCATGCCGAAGATTTCGGCTGGAAGAACGCAATTGATGCGGATGGCCATCCTCTTATTTACGATGCAAATGATAACTCTCGTTTTTGGTATGCTGATGGCGGAGACCGTTTTCTTACTAAGGAATTGGGTGTAACCCATATTGAGGATGAAGATAATAAGCCCGCGCAGAGAGTTGATAAGTATAAGGCTATGGCACAGCGCCGGCCGGATATTTTTAAGCGTAAGTGGGCGCGTTGGTTGATGCGGCGCGAGTGGGGACGCAAGTTGATGTTCGCGCTGTTCGGGCGTAAAAAGAAGAAGTCTGAAACTGCATTTCCTACTAAGTTTCCTTTTGTAAAGAAGACTGACCAGGAGCGCTGTGAGAATATGCCCTGGGTTCTTAAAGACAAGACTCCATATATTGTAACTCAAAAGTGCGATGGTTCTTCTGCTACTTATATTCTCGCGCGTACTCATAATCCATTTAAGCGGTACGAGTTTTATGTGTGCTCGCGCAATGTGCGTATGCTCGACGAGAAGCAGCAATGTTTCTATGATGAGAACGTGTATTGGGAAATGGCAAAGAAGTATAACATTGAGGAGAAGCTGAAGAATTATCTAAAGGATAATCCTCATCTTACTTATGTTTGCTGGCAAGGTGAAATCTGCGGTCCTAACATCCAGAAGAACCCGCATCATCTTAAAGAAAACCACCTTTTCTGCTTCCATATGATTGATAGTGCGCATGGTAAGTTTGATATGCGTGATGCTGAACGAGTTTGGATTAGCTATGGTATGGAAATCGTGCCTATTGTGGATGTTAACTATCGCATGCCCGATGACTTTGAAGAGTTCAAGCAGAGTGCAGATGGTTTCTATAGTACTCAGGTAACTGAAGGAAACAAGGAGTGTCCTCGTGAAGGTTATGTATATTATAAGACCACTGACCCCAACTTTAGCTTTAAGAATGTAAGTAGAGAATATCTATTAAAGCACTAAGGAGTTAATATATGGATGGAGTAACAATTCTTCAAGTAATAGAACGTTCCGCCCGACAACCTGAGTGGGCAGAAGACCTTATTGCGCTCGTTGGAATTATCGTAGTTATAGCTTTTATATTTTCTATAATTATGATTCTTGTAGGTGAAGTTAAGCCTTTTATAATATCTTTTATTATAGTGATAATTTGTGTAGGAATATTAGTAATAATTATTAGAAATACGGAAGAAGTAACTGATATAACTTATCGTGTACTGGTAGACAGTACAGTAGATATGAATGAGTTTTTTTCTAAATATGAGCTAATTAGAACTGAAGGACTTATATATGTAGTTAAACCAATTAATTAAAACTTTAAAGCAGTAAGTAATAATTATCTTTTAAAGTACCACCAATAATAATATATTCTTTTATCTATTTTCTTACTTATAATTTAGGAAACTTATAGGAGGTAAATAGATATGGCAGATAATGTAAATGCTGAAGTAAATGGTCCTTCTGCTAAAGAAGTATTTAATGAGTATTTTAAAAAATCTTAGTCTATTATTGGTGTTTTAAATCCTAATATTTTTTGGCAATTATATAATGACGCAAATCCTTCGGAAGAAGCCAATGATGAAGAAAATGGTAATGAATAATTTTTTTAAGAGCTCTGAAAAGGGCTCTTATTTTTTGACTTTTTTTTAAATTTATGATATAATATATATAGAGAAGATAGGAAAGGAATTAAATTTATGACTTATGAAGATATTAAAAAATTAAAAGAACAAACTGGATGTTCTCTTAGAGATTGTAAAGAAGCGTTTGAGTATGCCGAAAGTCATAAAGAATGTACTCCTTTGGGTTATTTAAAAGCAAAAACTCTTGCGGTTAAAATAGAGCCCTTTGAAGAGAAAGTGAGGAGATTTTCTAAATGAAGCTTTGGGTAGATGATGTGCGCGAGCCGTCTTATTGTGGTGAGTGGCTTGTGGTTCGTAGCGTAAATCAAGCAAAAACTGCCATTAATTGGTATGAGCACCAAATGAACGATGATACTATTTTGATTAGTCTTGACCATGATGCCGGTGACTTCGCGCGAGATGGTGGAGATTATATTAAGCTTTTGGATTGGCTTGAGGAAGAAGGTATTGTCGATACTGGGTATTCCTTTCATATTCATTCTCAAAACCCAGTTGGTATTGAGAATATGCGTAGAATAATTGAACATAATAATTGGAAAGAGGTAAAGAATATATGAGCGTATATATAAATTTTTTTGTTCGTCATGGAGATGATTTTATTCCCCTTGGTGATTTTAGCCGTAACTCTATTGTCTATCCTACTATGAAGGATTGCGCTGACGTTCCTTGGGAAAAAATTATTCCACTTACATTGGATAATTTACAGGCAGCACAAACTCGCGCGCATAAGCATAGTACTAATGCTTTTGATTATATTAATACCCTTAAAGATCGTATTGAGGAAGTAAAGGGTTTTAATAATTCTGTAGAAGAAAAGTTAGAACAAATAGAAGTATATAGGGGTGAAATTACAGAATGGCAGCAAGAAGCTGAAGAAGCTCGTTATGCAGAAAATTATTTTTATTTTCTTATGGACTTGATTGAAGCCGCGCACGACATTGATGCTGATAAGTATATTTATGCTGGCATTGAAATTGGGCGGCCGACAATAGAAGATATTTATGAGGTAAAAGCATGACGGACTATACGAAGCTGATAGATAAAGTAAATATACCGGAGCTAGTGAAGGCGTTGCGGCATTGCGTATCAGATCCTTACGGATTCGTAGAATGCGATGGATGCCCTATATTCTGCAAAGGCATAGATTGTCAAAATGATCTTCACAACGATACCGCCGCCGTAATCGAGGAACTTGAGAAAGAACTTGGAATTTGGGCAGCAAGAAGCTTTGAAGGAAAAATTGGAGGCATGGCGCTTGCCAATCTCAGTTTAAGAATGGAAATATCTAAACTGAAAACACAGTTGCCGAAGCGGGGCGAGTGGATATGGGACGATAAGAGGTGCATATATGTTTGTTCCGTGTGCGGGTCGCCAAAGGTGAGAGAGAACATGGATAGGCAGATTATAAAGGAACAGGCATATTGCTACTCTTGCGGAGCGAAGATGGAGGTGCAGGAATGAATATTGACGAATTGAACGTGATACTGGAAAATCATCAGAAGTGGATTGTGGGTGATGGCGGCAAACGAGCGGACCTGGCTGGAGTAGACCTATCTGGAGCCAACCTATCTAGGGTTAATCTATGTGGAGCTATCCTATTTAGTGCTAATTTATCTGGTGTCGATCTATCTGGAGCTATCTTGACTGGGGCCAACCTGTCTGGAGCTATTCTGTCTGAAGCCAACCTATCCGGAGCGGTTCTGACTGGAGCCAACTTATCCGGAGCCATCTTGATTGGGAGCGACCTACATAGGGCTATCCTGGTTGAAGCCAACCTGTCCGAAGTCAACCTAGTCCATACTAACCTAACTGGGGCAGACCTGTCTTGGGCTAATCTTTTCGGAGTCCGCCTATTCTCAGCAGATCTGTCTGGAGCCGACTTATATAAGTCTAATCTGTCAGGTGTTGATCTATCAGGAGTTAACCTGTCAGGGGTCGACCTGCGCGGAGCTAATCTGTCAGGGGCTAATCTGTCAGAAGCTAAAAATATAGATACGGTAAAATGGGATGAACGAACTGCTTTTTACAACCTGACTTGCCCGGAAGAAGGCGCGTTCATCGGCTGGAAGAAAGCGCATGACCTCATTGTAAAACTCCGCATTACTCAAGATGCAAAGCGCTCAAGCGCGACCAGTCGAAAATGCCGTTGTAGTAAGGCCGAGGTACTTGAAATACAGACAATTGACGGCTCTATATCCAAGGAGTGGTCCGTGCCCAGTGATAGAGACCCTTTGTTCCTGTATACGGTAGGAAAAATAGTCGAGGTTCCAGACTTTGATGAAAATAGATGGAACGAGTGTTCAAGCGGAATTCACTTCTTTATCACCCGCGCCGAAGCCGTGAACTATGGAACGTGAGGTGCAGGAATGACAAAGTATGAAGCTATTGTAGTGAGCGCATATACAGGGTTTCTTATGTGTGACTTTAATGATATGCACGAGTATATCGAGAAGAAGCTGGGTCGTCCGATTTATACGCATGAATTCGCGCTTGACCTTGTGCAGAATGAAATTCACGAAAAAGTGAAACCGGATTTTTTGAAAATTTGTAAGGAGGTTAATACGATGAATTGGGTGGAAAAGATGAGAACCGGAATGAAAATGATGATGGAGGCTTGCGAAGAATCCACATATGACGAGAAACAATTGGGATGCGAGATATGCCCGTTTGGAGAGATATGCGGGCCGATCCCATATGACCCGGATGCATGGGGGAAATACTTGCAGGAGGATAAGGAATGAGCGTAGTGCATTATAGGACGTGCGACCACTGCGGGAAAAAGCTGGATGACATGAAGGACTTTCCTGAATTTGATATAAACCTTACGGCGCGTATTATACCCGTTGACCTTTGCAGTGATTGCTATGATGAATTAGAAAGGATTATGCTTGATTTTGTGAACAGGAGGGCCGAGACATGAGCGAGTGCGTGGTGCGGATGGAGATACCTGAGAATTGTCTTAAATGCCCTTTGCGAAATCAATGCGAAATATTTTGCGATTGGTTCTGGCACGTCGTTGGCAGAGCGGCGACGAAAAAGCCTTATCCGAAACCGTTTGATAAAGGATGCCATATACTCACCATTCTCCCCAACGGGCATGGGCGGATTGTAGATGCAGATGAATTTTTAAAAAGAGCGATTGGAACGAAATGCTTTGACGAAGACGATTCGCGGATGCTTACAGAACTTGTTGGAGAATCCATCACTATCGTCCCGGCAGAAAGGAGAGAAACATGAGTGTAGTAATACGGATGGAAATGCCGAAATGCTGCGACGATTGTGATGCTAACTATGATTGCATGGCATGTGGGATTACAGGAACACGATGGTATGGAAACGAAGAGTTTAATTCATCAGATGGACGCTTACCAGATTGTCCTATCCTCTGTCAACTTCCTGAAAGTCATGGGCGGCTGGTAGATGCGGATAAACTGGCAGATGACATGAAAACAAGAAAGGCATTTTTTGGTAGAAGGAGCGACCCACAGTGCCTTGTTGAGGATGCACCCACTATTGTCCCGGCAGAAAGAGGCAAAGTATGATTGACTTTGTTGACCTTGTTCGCCTTGAAGCTGAATTACAGAGAGCCTATGATGAAGGCTACGCTGACGGAAAGCGTGATGCTGCATCCCCGTGGTACAGGGTGGAGGAACCGCCAAAATATAGCGGTAAGGTTTTTGTTCTTCTGAATCGCGAGAGCCCATTTTATGATACAGAGCTTGTCGCAGATACGGCAATGTATAACTGCTTGCCGCATGGTCCAGTTCCTGTTGGCACATTCTATAAGGGGATGTTTGGAAAAAGCGATTTTGAGGATATAACGAAAAACGTACTGTACTGGATGCCAGTTGAGTTACCGAAGGAGAAGAAAATATGAAAAGTGCAGTTCGGATTGAATATGAAAAACAAAAAGATTTATTTGCACCATACTTAAATTGGAAATATCCTTCCTGTTGGTGGGGAAACATTCGCTGGTTCTTCCGCTCTTTTAAACTTGCTTTTGAGCGGGCGCGCAAAGGTTATAGTAGCTATGATATAGTGGATTTAGATTCATATTTTATAGGCAAACTAGCTTGCGCACTTGAAGATTTTGCAGAGAAGAATGTTGGTGTGCCGCAAGAATATGTTGATGCAGCCGATGGTGATGATGATAAAGCTTTTGAGAATTGGAATAACGATATAAGGCGCGCGAGTCAACTTCTATTTAAATCTCTTGAGAGTTTAGAAGAATTTAATTATGATATACCAGAAATGCCGGATATTGTAGTTTATAAAGATAATAATGTTGAATTTGTTAGTGGGTCAGAAGATAAAAGACAAGAGTGGATTAATAAAACTAGAGAAATCGCGCTTGACCGTATTAAATGTAGAAAAGAAGTCTTTGAGTGGTTGAATGAACATTGGGAGAATTTATGGATTTAAAAGAAAAGATAATGAAAAGAGTGCGCGCGCATTACGAAAAAATCTACGATGAATATGGAAACAGGCTAGTCGGCGTCTTTCTTATCGGGTCTCAAAATTATAAGTTAGATATTGAAAGTTCAGATGTAGATACTATTGCAGTAATAATGCCCTCTATTTCTGAAATTACTTTTTTGGTTCCTCCTACTAGTACTACTAAAATTATGGAAAATGAAGAACATATTGTAATTAAAGATTTACGTTTAGTACGATATGAACTTCATAAAGGTAGCCCTAATATGTTAGAGATACTTTATACAGATTACTACATTCTTAATCCTAATTGGTGGGAATTTAGTAAACTTATTGCATATAGGGAGCGTATTGCCAAGATTAGTCCCAATGGAGTCGCAAATGCCTGGATAGGTATCGCGCGCAGAAATATTAAAAAGTATCAAGAAGATATAGAGAACTTTGATATAAAAGACGCAATTACCATTCTACGTACAGCTGAATTTATTAAGCTATATTACTATGGTAGTGCAACTTACAAAGAAGCGTTGGTCCCAAGTTATGCAGGCGCACTTCGCGCGGCTAAGCGCAATCATAGCGACGTAAAACTTTTGTTTTATAATGTTGATTTAGCTATTGAAACAATAGAAAACTTTGATAAAAATAAAATAAAAGAAATAAATTTCGAGGGTTGCGCAATTCTTGATAACGTAACATTAGAACTTATCACAGATTCTTTTAATAGGGGTTGTTATAATGAAGGTAAAAGTGTACTTTTGTAAAAAATGTGGATACGTTCATAGAGTAGACAATCTTTTGAATTTGTGCCCTAGATGTTGGCATCATATGAGTGAACAAGAATGGGAAGAAGAAGATTATATAGATTATTGTAATAAGTTCTTCTTTCCATTTGGTGGTTATATAAATTAGTAAGTAAATTTGAAATTTTTTAAAATTTATGGTATAATATATATAGAGAATTGGAAAGGAGTTTAAGTTCTATGTTCTTTTATAAGGTTCACTTTTTTGAAGAGGCAACATTCAAAGTTGGCTGTGGTCTTGTCTGCGCTACTTCCTATGGTGCTGCTGCGGATAGAATAGTAGAGTTTTATGGGGAAGAAAACTTTAGTAGCTTTGAGCAACTTTACCGTTGTGAAGATGTTCTTATGAGTGAAGAATTGGCAGACATGTTTGAATGTGAGTTAAAGGAGTAATTATGGTAGCAAAAACTTTCCAGAATCTGCCGCAGGTGGGTGAACCGTTTGAGAGCGGCGGCAAGATGTATGTGAACGTGCAGTCTAAGAATGGTAATCTGCGCAGGGTACGTTGGTATGAAGTAGATGAATATGTGAAGATGTATCCCGATACAAACCGTGCGGATATTGACGAATATTACAAGTCAATGAAATATACTATTTGCGGCGCAGATGGGTACGTTTGGGTTCTGGAAGGAGATTTGAATAGCTACTTTGATATTCTTGAAATGAATTCTAATACTCGCTATCATACACATTTTGGCTGGTATGTTAGGAGTGATGTAGAAGATTATGTTCTTGAAGCCCTTAAAGAATTTTGTACGCCGCATAAGCTTTATTGGGATGAAGTCGCGATAGATGAAAATACTTTAAAAGATAAAAAAATTGTTCAGGCGTATGTTACAAAACTTTGCGGCGGGCGCCCTGCGATTGAGAAAGGTATTTAATTATGAAATTTATTATGCTTTGTGGAGCCAGTGGGTCAGGGAAGTCTACTTGGGCGCACCATTGGGCCACTTCCGAGCCTCGTCCCACTAATGTAAATATTATTTCTTCGGATGCAATCCGCGGAGAACTTTATGGCGATGAAAGTATTCAGCTCAATCATAATAAAGTTTTTGCTTGGATGCTTAAACGTACCAAATGTGCGCTTGATAAGAAAGAAACTGTGATTTATGACGCTACAAATCTGAATGAGAAGCGTCGTATCGCTTTGCTCAACGAGCTTAAAGAATATGACTGTCCGAAGATTTGCGTCGTCTTTATTACTGACCCAGTAATCTGCGCCAATCGCCAAGAACTGCGTTCGCGCAAAGTATCTAAAGAAGTAATTTGGAAGCAAATTAAACAGTTTCAACCGCCGCATAAAAGTGAGGGTTGGACGGATATTTATCTTTATGTTACTAAGCGCGAGGAGTTTAATGTAAATAAGCTTTTTGATTTAGCTAAAGATTTCGACCAGCATAATCCACATCATAAGTTTACTCTCGCGAAGCATTGTTATGAAGCATTTAAGCACGCTGCGGAAAATAACTATGGACAGATGGTAAGGGATGCGGCCAGTTGGCATGATATTGGGAAGTTATTGACGCAAACTTTTGATAATGATAAAATTGCCCATTATTATTCTCACGAAAATGTAAGTGCTTATTATTATTTATTGTTAAGTGCAGAAGACTTTAGTGATGATGATTTTTCTACTATGGGTCTTAGAGAGTTATATGATATGAGGGTCGCGCATGAACACAGATTGAATGTCGCTTGGCTCATCGCGCATCATATGGATTTTTTTAAGAGTAGTGAATATCTTAATAAAGTAAAGAAAAGAGTAGACCCAATGCTTTGGGAAAGATTAAATTGGTTACATGAGTGCGACTTAGCGGCGCACTAATTTTATATTAAGGAGTATTTAAATGAATCTTATTTATAACGTAGAAGATAGACCCCGGTTTTCTGAATGTATTGTTTTTGCTTTCCAACAGTTGTTGGCTATTATTGCTGCTACTATCGCAGTACCTGCTATTGTCGGGAATGGAATGACTGCGTCGGCCGCTTTGTTCGGCGCGGGAGTTGGAACTTTAGTTTATCAAATTGCTACTAAGTTTCGTAGTCCTGTCTTTCTCGGAAGTTCATTTGCTTTTCTCGGCTCAATGTTCGCCGCATTTGCTGGCGCAATATCAGTAAGCGTGGGATATTTCGGACTTATTATCGGCGCCGTATTCGCAGGACTTGTGTATGTAGTATTAGCTTTAATTGTTAAGTTTATTGGAGTAGACTGGATTAATAAGCTTATGCCACCGGTAATCATCGGGCCTATTGTTGCAATAATTGGACTTAGTTTAGCTGGTAATGCAGTTGGAGACATGATGAGTGAAGGGTATCTTGGACTTATTTGCGCGCTCATTACACTTTTTACTGTTATTATTTGCTCAGTATATGGAAGTAAAAGAATTAAACTTATTCCTTTTATTATTGGTATTGGCGCAGGATATATAGTTGCATTGTTTATGTCACTTGCGGGAAAGCCTATTATAGATTTGGAAGTATTTAAGAATATGGATTCTATCTTTGGTTGGCCGCAGTTTAGTTTTATTAATGCGGCGGAAGGATTGAGTAATATTACTGGTACTTATATTCTTTCAGTATTCTTTGCCTACGCACCAGTCGCATTCGTTGTGTTCGCAGAGCATTTGGCAGACCATAAAAATCTTTCAACTATTATTGGAAGAGATTTAACAAAAGACCCTGGTTTGCATAGGACTTTAATGGGCGATGGTATTGGTTCTATGGTTGGCGCGTTCTTTGGCGGCTGCCCAAATACAACGTATGGAGAATCTATTGGATGCGTAGCTATTACAGGAAATGCTTCTGTAATTACAATTAGTACAACTGCTATTCTAGCAATTATTGTGTCTTTTATTAAACCGCTTATGGTAATTTTGGATTCTATTCCTGCTTGCGTGATGGGCGGTGTTTGTATGACATTATATGGATTTATTGCGGTTAGTGGTCTTAAGATGCTGCAGCCGATAGATTTGAATGATAATAAGAACTTGTTTACTGCGTCAGTTATTCTTATTGCTGGTGTTGGAGGGCTTAGTTTAAGTTTCGCTACTGGATTCGGTGATATTACTATTACAACAGTAGCTTGCGCGCTTATCTTGGGTATTATTACTAATCTTATTACTAATAAGAAGGAATAAAGTTATGAGTTGTCCGCCGGAGATAATAAAAAAACGAGAAGATTTTATTATTGACTTAACTTGCGCCATGCGTTTTTGTTATGGTATGGGCAGAGACGAATATGGAGATACAATTCAAAAAGCAATTACTGCATTAAAGACTTTTTATGGAGTAGAGTATGACAGATAAATTTTATTCTTATCCAAAGCAAGTTATTTATAAATGTAAAGGCGATGAAAATCATTACGCGGGAATCGCAGTTGAAGATTTTGTGATTTCTGCGCGGACCGGAATTATAGTGCCATTAGAAGACCTTGAAATTTTAAAGGAATTTTATTGGATAGATATAACAGATGCAATTAAAGGAGATTTCTTAGAAGGTAATGGGAAGTTTTCAAACAATAATTAAAATAATTATATTTTTAAGTGTATTTATTTTAATTGGATTAGATTTAGTTATAGAGAAAAAGGATAATGATAGGTTATGAGAATATTTTTATTGTACTTTGCACATTTATTATTGGGCTTAGTTATTGGTTGGTTAACCGCGTTATTCTACTTCGGAAAGGAGCAGAAGAAATGAAAGCGAAGGAAATGGCTACAGCAATTCAAAATTTATGTAATGATTTTGGTGTCAATTCAAGCGTTCTTGCAGATGATTTAGTAGATTATGTAGATAAAATTACTGAATCATATGTCGCGAATGGTGCTTCTGGTGGAAATTCAGTATCATATATTTTAAAACCGGCAGAGGAGTTTTTTACAATAGATGGTACTTCTTCTATAGTGACTAGCTATTATAGGCCACGCAGATTAAAATGTGTATATTGTGGTTGTATTAGTAGTAAAGAAAGTGGTACTTGTGAACATTGCGGCGCGCCGTTGGTGGAGGATGAATATTAATATGGGTAATAAATTTAGATATACGATTGAGGTCGATGGCGCAACTGCCGCGATAATGATGGAAGAAGAATATGCTATGATATTTATTACTGGTGTGCTAGAAAAATATTGGGCGGACCCGCGCATTACTATTACTGTTACTAGGGAGCAAATAAAAGAATATGATACAAATTAATGCATCGCGCGCCATCAACGAAAATCATCTAATTGAAAATCGACGAAAAGTAAAGAGTATTCATAACGTTTTTCTTACTTGTAGCTGTGGGTCGCAGAGAGTAGAATCTACTGGAGTAGTTTATACTACATATCCTGCTTTATATGAATATATTTGTATGGAATGTGGTAGAGTAGAAACTTCTCGTGTTTCGTACCCATATCTAGATTATGAATACGAGGATGAAGACGATGAAAGTACGGAAGAGACCGATAGAAGTTGAGGCTATTTAGTGGACTGGAGATAATATAGATGAACTCCGTAATAGTTTCCCTGATTTTATTAATAATTCTTGGCTTGTGGGAAAGACACCAGAATTATTTCTTTATACTCCCGAAGGCAATATGCATGCTTCTGTGGGGGATTATATAATTATGGGAGTAGATAAAGAGTTTTACGCTTGTAAACCAGATAAATTTATAAAAACCTATGATATAATTGAGGAATAATTTATGCCAGATTATTTTAGAGCTGATTTAGATAATGAAAAAACTTTAGAAAATTTAGAACTAATTGATACTATAATGTCAATACAATCTCACCTTATGGATTGTTTAGAAGCTGAAAGAGCGCCAGCCGCATATATCCATGGGTATTGTAAAGCTATATTAGATTTTTCTACTCTTCTTTATAAGGAATTATAATAATGAAAACAGCTTTAATTATCTTAATATTTATTGTTTTCTGTTATGTGGCATTTGTTATAGGCTACCGCGCTGGATATAACGATGGATGCGAAGATAATATTCTCGAAGAGTTCGGAGACGAAATACAAAAAGAAGTAGAAAAAATAATTTAGGAAAGGAAAGATAAAAGAAATAAAAATACCGATTCTAAAATTTGAAAAATTCTAAAATTTATGATATAATTATTATAGAAAGAATAAGAAAGGAATCTTCTGAAATGTTAGATTTGGAAAAGGAACTCCTTAAAAGAACTTTTACCTCTATTAAAGAGGTATTGGATGATTACGGTTTTCCTAATCTTTATACTATCCGTAAGAAAGATATGGAGAACTGGTATAAAGATACTATTACTAATATTAATTTTGAAGATGTTCTTGATTCAGATAGCGGCCAAGGTGTATTAATTCGTATTAAAGACGGCTACGTTCGTGTTGAGTACGGTGCATCTAAAGTCGTCTTTATGAGCGATAAGGTAGATAATTGGGTATTTAAAGTACCGTATAAAGATTATGAATCTAACTACTGCCAAATGGAAGTAGAGATTTATGAAAACGCAGAGCGAGAAGGAGTAGAGGAGTTTTTCGCACCGTGTTATTTTCTAGAAAATTTTGACGGCGCGGCTATCTACGTTATGGCGCGCGCAGAAGTATCTTTCGATAGATTATATAGCGATTTATATGAGAGATTTTCTAGCGAAGGGCGCGCAGAAAACGAAATCGAAGATATGCTTATAGATATCGAAGATTCGGATGAGTACGTCGGTTGGCTTTTTCCCTATTACTCGGACTACGATTCTTTTGAAAAGTTCGTTGAGTTCCTTCGTAACTCTAATATTAATGACCTCCATAGTGGAAATATAGGTTATATTGGAGATAACGTAGTTTTAATAGACTATAGCGGTTACTTCGGTTAATCTAATTTTCCTAAATCCATAAGATATACTTCCTCTACCGGTGGCGCAATATTTCGGGGCATATCTGTCCTCCCTTACAAATTAGATATGTCGAGGAAGTATAGCTTATGGATTTAGGAGGTTAAAAGATTTTATGGTAGATAAGACTAATACGATAGAAGAAATTTTGCAGAAATTTCCATACCTATTAACGTTTTTCTATACCTTCGAGCTAAATAACGATATAGAATACGGAAAATTTTAGCGTTCGCGCACCTCTACGATAGAGGAATACGCTAGTAGTAACAGCGCGCAACTAATACGAATACTCAATTATTATATAAGTAGGAATTAGGATTCCTAAAAGAAAAGACTAGGTTAAATACCTAGTCTTTTTAGTTACGTTATATAATTTTTTGGAGTTCGCGCCATCTAAATAAAATAAGTACAAAAGTAGAGGACGAAATTTTCCAAAAAATTCTCTATTTTCGGAGCGCAATATTATATCTATATTTTAAAGGAATTTATAACGCTATAATTTTCCAAAAAATTTTTATCGTTCTAAAATTTTCCAAAAAATTCTCGAAAAAATTTCGAAAAAAATTTCCAAAAAAATTATACTAGCCGATATATAAATTTTACTTCTAATCGTAAAAAAGAAAAGAAATTAAATCCTATATATATTTAAATATATATTTAAATATATATCTAAATATATAACTAAATATATATTTATTGTATGGGTTTGCCTCGTGTAATACGCGAGCTATTTCTTTTTCCTTTTAAACTTAGGAAAGGGAATAACGAGAAAGAAAAATAGGTAGAAGATAGTGGAAAATATAGAGGTAAGGGAAAAACGGAAAGGGAGATAGAGGTTAGGGTAAGAAGGCTTAAGGTAGGTTAAAGATTTTTAAAAACACTTAGAAATATACAGATTACTCTAAAAATACATAAGTTGTCTCTGCCACAAAATTTTCTTAGATTCAAATTTTTATTCTAGCTATTTCTTTTTCCTTGATAAAACGCTTATTTTAACGAAGTTAAAATAAGAGTTTTCTATTTTTGACGAAGTCAAAAATAGACCTCTAATTGGGACTTCTATCTGCGTAGCTATTTAAATATATATTTAAATATATATAGGGGTCTTTCCTAGCTTTTTTCAATGCTTTGGAGCTTACTACTTTAAATATTTATTTTAATATTCTTTCTGTTTACTTATTACGGTAATAAGTGCGTTTTATATATTATAGAGTACAGAAATTTGGGACGGAAAATTTTCAAATTTATTATGCGATTAAAATTTGACAGAAAATAATACATAAATTTAAAAAATTGCAAATTTTAATCGCATAAAAAAAGAGAAGACTCGCGCCTTCTCTCTCGCTTATAAGCTTACGCCTTAACGTAGCCCTTCTGCTTGCCCTTGCCCTTCACGGCCACCTCAACGACATTGGCCAGGCCTTCCTTCGCAGCCATGCCCAGAAGGGAGTTAGCCTTCTGAATAGAAGTCACGCCGTCGATGCCGAGGTTATAGACCATGGTAGCGGTCATGGGCTCATCGCCCAGCTGCTCGACCAGAACCTCAACGATCTTAAGGTTCTCTTCCTGCTTGGGAGTCAGGGTGTTGCGCCGCTTCTCCAGGCCGGCATCAATCTGCGCGAGCTCCTTAGTCGCAAACGCAGTCGTCTCATCACTCAGATTCTTGTTAATAACAGCATCCAAAAATTCACGCTTAGTCATAGTAGTTACCTTTCTTGCGGTAGGTCGCAACCCATAATTTTTTATTTTCGGTGGGAGCTTTTTCTCTCCTCACTTTCTATATATATTATAGCAGAATTTTCCAGCTTTTTCAAACTTTCGCAGCTGCGAGTAAAATTTGACAACAGCTTTCGCAGCTTATTTGCAGCTCAGTAAAATTTGACAAGGCCGAAAATTTGCGCGCCCGCAAAATTTGCATACAATTAAAATTTGCATACAATTAAAATTTGACACGCGCGTTGTATATAATATAATACATAATATAGTATATAATATATAATTGCGCATAAATATACGGAAAAGAATGTATAATCGGTGAATACGTATGAATATTTGTATAAATTTGACAAAAAATAAATTTAGACGTACAACGTCTAAATAAAAAAGACGCTTGCGCGCCTTATAATCAATCGAGTTTTGTTATCTTTTCCAGACCTACGAATTGATAAACTTCAACCCAACTATATGAAGTTTTACATTTATCACACTCTCCATAATATACTTTAGATTCAAGACGCCCGGTATTAAAGTTAATATCTACATCTTCTTCTCTTTCATACGCCTTAAGGTTTCCATTACAAAGGGGGCAAAATCTTTTCATTCCATTCACTTCTTTCTTTTTTAATAAAGCATTACGGGCCTCAAGAACAGTGCTTGAATCATCAATGTGGCCATTTGAACAAAGCCTTCTCGCTACATCCCCAAGTTTTTCAGCCAAAGTTTTATATTTATCTACCATATAAGCCATAAATTTTTTTCCTTTCTTTCTTCTAATAGTGTATTACATCTAATTTTAGTAAATAGAAATACAATAAAGAATAAAAGCGATAAAAGTGCAAACTTGAGAAGTTCGAATAGTGATTGTTAAGTTTCTAAAATCAAAACTAAAATCAAAATGAAGGCCAAAGCAGGAATACGCCAATAATATACAAATAATAAGTTTCATATTTTTCTATTTCCTTTCTTTTTCTAAAATTATTATACCACTTTTATTAAAATAGTCAACCCTCTTATTTAGACGTAATACGTCTAAATAAAAAAAGAAGGAGTCCAAATCCTTCTTTTTTCGGGAAAGTTGGCAACCGCACTACCCTCCATCTACGTATAAATGGACGCCAACACTGTTTAAGGGGTTCGTCCCTACTAAATGAATCAGGTTTTGTTTTAGAGGACTTACCTTTAAGGGACCAGTCATTTGAGTCTACTGCGCGCCACGTCATTCTTTTTAGTCCCACCGTTTTTCCATTTAGTATTCCGTAGTTTAACATCTCACTCGTCAGTGTGTCTCCCCTTGGAACAAGTATAATATAACATATCTCTAAGAAAATGTCAACCCCACTATTTAGACGTATCACGTCTAAACATAATTTTAGGTCGGATTGCTCCGACCTATATTTAATTTATTCGTATTGTATAATCTTTTTTATATACACTTACGGTACTTGCATCAACCTCCAACAATACATCCTTTCCTTTTTTTACTTGCCACTTATTAGTAACAGTTCGTTTACAAATTTTAGGCGCGGATTCGTGAGAAGAAATACCACAACAGTTATCATATAAATATTTCAAAATCTCATATTCACAAATGCTATCTGCAAGTGCTGTATGTTCTTCTACAAAATTTTCATCCGCAATATATTTGAAAAAAGCTTCTGCGGTAGTAGAATAGTTGCCGCTTTCAGTAAAAAGATTATGAGATTCACAAAAATCTTTATATTCTTTTGTACTTGCGATATGGTTTATAGCAAAGGCCCGAATATCGTATATATCCACGTTATCAAAGGGGTTAGCGCATTTGTACCAGTCGCAATTAAAATTGAAAACTTTTTCGTCAAAATCGCTATTGAAAGCATAAGCTTTTGTTACACCATATTTGCGGAAGTCGTAGCGCATTTGCCGACAAATAAGGCCGAACTTTTCCATAGCTACTTGCCGAGCCCGCATACGGGTAACATATATGGGGCGCTTGTCGGCGTAATATGCAGATTGGAACAAGGGCAGGTTATGCCATACTTGCTCAACCACAAAGTCGCGGCGCTGGTAGATGGTATTGGTATCAATATCGGCAATAATATATCCGATATTATAGCAAAAAGGTTTATCAAGAGAAGTTGTTTCCGTATCAAATACGCAGATAGTTTCCATTATTTTAGGGTTCCTTTCGTTTCGTTCTATAGGTATTATACAGTATAGAAGATAAAATTGCAAGACCTTTTTCCAAACTTTTTTTAGACGTGATACGTCTAAATATATCTAAGGGAGATTTCTCTCCCTTATGGCTACTCCTTTTTCTTTTCGGCTTTCTTTTCGGCTTTCTTGCGCTTTTCGTCCTGATGGAACGTATACGCCTGCGCCGCCTCGAAGGGATCATAACCGCTACCATCGCGAGGACCTTTCGGAATCTTCAAAACGATTTCAACGGCGCCTTCTTCTCCGTCCTCTACGATGGGAACCGCAAAAGTATTGGAACCTGTTTGGAGGACATCGAAGCCAAAGGACTTCAAAGATTCGGTAATGTGGAAAACGAGAGTTTCACGAGATTTTTCACCGATTTTCTTTTGTGCCATATTGGGAACTCCTTTCTTAATTTCTATATAGAGTATACACCACAAGTTAAAAAATGTCAAGAACTTTTTTTAGACGTTGTACGTCTAAACAAAAAGGGGAGAAGGGGAAAAAACTCCCCTTCTCGGTTACAGACTGTAACCCTTCACGATGCGCTTTCCCACAATCACATCAGAAACCTTAATGCCGGAGATGCGCTTGCAGACGGAGGTAGCCTTAGAAGTGCTGTCGATGCCCTCAACCGCATCCCGGATCTGGGAGGCCGTCCGCACCGTATGGTCACCCAGCAGGGTGGTCACAGCGTCAACGAGGGGCGCGTCCTCGGAGTTGCGCTTCTCCTTAGCCCTCATCGCCCGACAGGCGGCTTCGGCGGCCATCCTCTCAAGCTCGGCCTTGGCCTTTTCGGCCATCTCCGCGGTCACGACCGCACCCTCGGTAGTAGCAGTAAGCAGTTCCTTAATCGTCATAGTTTTGTTTCCTTTCTCGTTTTTAAGGGTTTTCGTTCCCTAATTTCTGTATTTATTATATCATGATCGGCGTCGGTTGTCAAGGGGTTTTTCAGATTTCTTTGAAAAATTTTTTCGGCTGATTTCTTGCGCCCTCTTGGCGGTTCATCTACCCCGCCCCTTGACGACCTTCTTTTCCTTTAGGGAGCGTCGGTCTTTGTTTGACTTCCCCTTGGAACAATTACATATTACTATATTTTTAGGAAAAAGTCAATCCTTATTTTTAGACGTAGTACGTCTAAAGAGAAAAAAGGGAGAATTTTCTCCCCTTTTTTAACCGAAAGCAATCGTGAAAGCTTTCAAAATATTGTCGATAAGTTCGGCTGTATAATTATTCGTTATCACAACCTTCGCAGTTTTAAATGCGGGATTCATATAGTGAAGATTGTCGGGGTCGGTGATTAAGGTCGTTTGTTTCATATCGAAAGCGCTGAAGATTTTCCCGCAGTTCCCGCCGTAGTGATTAGAAAAAGCATCTCCATCGAACAGAATGATATTATAGTTGCAAGTGTTCGGCTTCTGTAACTTCATCAAAATCTCTTTCATATTGTCGGGAACATCATTTCCGCCGTTGGCTTCCAATACTCTTTCTCTAACGCTTTCGCACAAATGAAAGCTTGTATTAATGAAGGCAACATCCATGGAAAAGTTGCGGTTTTTGCGTTCGATCTCCGTGAGTGCCGCAAGGATTCCGTTCACTAAGTCTTGATTGTTCCAAAAACTGCCGGAACTATCAATAATCAGATTCAAATGGCAAGTGCCGAACTTGTTGTTGCCTTGCGTTGCCATACTACGTTCAAAATACCGATAGTCTTTCCGGACAACCGCCCTCGGATTAAAAACTCCGGAATAGGCGTTAATGCCGTTGCCGCTCTTATTCTTTTTGTTAAAGTTGGTGATGATGATTTCGGCGGCTTTTTGGAAATCAGTAACCTTTTTTGCGTTCCTTGCATTAAGGTTTGTGGTTTTTAGAGTTTTTTCGATGATTTTTTTAACATCTTCAAGACTCATTTTCCCTTTATGCGGAGTGCCACTTTGGGGAGTTTCTTTTGTTTTGGTACTTTCGCCTTCGGTTTTTCCGGCTTTTTTCTTGCCCTTGCCTTCGCCTTTTGCGGAAGAATTATTCTGACTTTTGGGAGTTTCTCCTTCTTGCGGTTCTCCTTCTCCGTCTTTCGGCTGAAAAGCTCCGGGATTTTTCGCAAACTTATTTGCGATTTTCATCCACAATTCGTTTATATCATGTTCGTATTCTGAAACGTTGGGAGAGCCGTTCCAACGCTCCGATAAGCGATTAATAGGAGCATATCTTTCCAGCATTCTTTCAACTTCTGCTTCAATATCGGCAGGGCCGACCCGAAAACGTACAGCATTGAAAAATGCAGACCGACAGTCCGTGGCTTTCGGGGCGTGACCACCGAAAATATCGTGCAACTGTTTGCGAAAGTCTACTTCATGGTAGAAATCATTCAAAACGGTTTCGATTCTTTCGTCTTCAAAAACATTCACTTGAAAGTTATTATTCAAAGCTTTTGCAGGGGTGAGAATCGCATGGGAAACTTCATGGTAAAGCATGGAGCGTACAGCTTCTTCTTCGCTACAAGTGGAAGTTTCGGGCATAGAATCGAAGCGGCGGGCGATGATGGGATAAGACACAACAATCTTATCCTCCATGGGGCTATAAAAGGAAGTTTCTTCCTTTTCGTCAAGAGTGGTTTCGATTCTGCGGCCCGTGTAAAAACCGATAGGAAGGGTTTTCAGAATCGAATCGCACTTCGCAAAAGTTACTTTCATTTTTCAGATTCCTTTCTTTTTTCTTTCCTTGGAACAATTATAGTATACCACTTTTTACAGAAATTGCAAGACTTTTTTCCGAAATAATTTAGACGTAGTACGTCTAATAAATCCGGCAATTGCCGGATATTTTTAGATATTGTCCCACCCGGCAACCGCTTTTGCCAACTGTTTTGCGGAAAGGACAAATTCCTTTGCGGAAGAGCAACGGTCAACCAAAGGTTCGGGCAAACCGTACACCATACCGCCCAAAGAAAGATTCATTGTGCCGATGATTTGGAAACCTTCGTTGATATGGACAGGACGGTTTTTGTAGTAAAACTCCGTTTTACCATCCACGATGCCCTGCAAGAACCGCAAGGAATCAAAGGGCAAGAGGTTAATTTCATCGAGAACAATCGTCTTTCCCTGTTCCATGCACTCCCAAAGCAAGGAAGGATTGAAGTCGGGGTTGCCATCAGTAAAGACGAAATCTTCCATAAGGTCGGAAGGCAACATAGAACTATTGCAAACGATACAACGATTTTCGCTTTCTTCCTGCGCGATGGTAGTCTTGCCAGTGCCAGCAGGCCCAAAGTAGACCTTGAAGCGGTTGTTGATATGGGAAGCAGGAGCGCCATACTGGGCGATATTTTCCACAATCTGCGAAAATTCGGCGCTCTTAACCTTCTCCACGACTTCCTTGATATAGGAAGAATCCATCAGCGCAAAATAATTGCTAACGTATTCAATGGCGGCCTTCTTGCTTTTGCAAGCCATAAAAGCGAAAGTGTTAGCGAAGCGGAAGGAAGGAGTGAACGAGAACTCGGAAAAGAAGTCCATGAGGTGCTGGATACCTTCGAGCAGAATTTCCTTCGGGTCGGGAGCGGGAGCGGGTTCGGGAGCGCTCATAGTATCCTGAGCCTGCTCAGACCAACCGAATACGTTGGGGAAAGTACCGTTAGAAATAGCCTCCATGAGAACCGCATCACGAGAAGAACGGTCAATGGACTTTAAGGCTTCGTACATGGCCTTATACTTCTCATACATAGGGTTGGAAGTTTCCACGGTATAGGGAGTGCAACCCACCTTGCCATAATAGGCATTATCACTCACTCTTTTGGTCATCGTCATGTTTTCGTTGCAATACATTTTTCTTTTCTCCTTTTTGTTTTGTTCTCTGTTCCCTTGGAACAATTATAGTATACCACAAAGTAGAAAATTTGCAATACCTTTTTAAAGATTCTTTTTAGACGTAGTACGTCTAATTTAGGAAAATAAAAAGGGACTTAGAGAAGTCCCTTCAAGGTTTCGATGATATTTTCCACATCGTAGGCTGTTCCAGTCCAAGCCTTGCGGATTCCTTCATTGTCATCAAAGAGGATACCATCGGGCTCTTCGGCGGTTTCATGCTTCGGCACTCCGTAGGAGGTATAATGGAATTCATCCCAGTTTACCGAAGGGAGGTGGATATGTAGCCATTCGAGCTTTGCGGCCGATACAGCTTCGTCATATTTTTCGGTAGACACCTTAGACCCCCAAGTGATAACGCCCAGGCGATAGCCGTTTTTCTGCAACTTGTTCAGAAGGCGGGCCAGCGTAGAGAACCGCATAAGCGGGCGAGCCTCGGCATAGGGAGAAGCATCAAAGGCCCGAAGTTTGGAAAGCCAATCGGGAACCCCATAGAGGTCGGCAATCGTTCCGTCCATATCGAAGTAAATAGTCATTTTTTGAGTTCCTTTCGTTTTTCTATGTATAGAGTATAACCGATTTTTGGTAATTTGTCAATCTCTATATTTAGACGTAGTACGTCTAAAATAAAAAAGAAGGATTACTCCTTCTTCTTTTCTGTCTTCTTCTTTTCTTTTTCTGCCTTCTGTTCGCACTTGAACGTATAGTCTTTCGCGTCTTCAAAAACGTCGTACCCCGAACCGTCACGCGCGCCCTTGGGAATTTGGAAAACGATTTTTATGGATGTTTCTTCTCCGTCTTCAACGGCGGGGATACCATATGAACCAGACGCAACTTGCAAAACATCATATCCTGCGGCGGTCAATGCGGTTTTGCAAATCTCCATAATTTGCGAACGAGTGGTTTCACCGATTTTTTTGGTTGCCATTTTATGACTCCTTCCTTATTTTTCTAATATAATTTTATCATAAAATTTGAAAAAAGTCAAGTTTTAATTTTTATCTATTTCCCATTCATTAATATCATACCAATCCATAGCCATAGATTCAAAATCTTTTCGGTCGCGTTCGATGGCTTGATTGGCTTTCGCTTCAGTAGAATACACGCCTAATACATAAGTATCTTCATAATCAACTCCACAAGTAACGACGAAAACTTTCATTTTTTGTACTCCTTTTCTTTTCTAAATATAGTATAACAAAAGACTTTTTAAAAGTCAATACTATTATTTAGACGTATGACGTCTAAGAAAGAATTAAGGGAGAATAATCTCCCCTTATTTTTACTTCTTCCACCCTCTCGGCAATTTTTCCATCTTTTTGTGTTGGCGGCAACAATGCACGAAAATTTTATATTCTATCATAACATCGGCCAATCCCGTGTGTTCTTCAGAAAAACTTTCATCGTTAGTAATATAACGGTAAAGAATTTCGGCGGTTGCTCTTGGTCTGTTTGTGCTTCTCATATATCCGTTGGCTTTTGCCCACTTAATATATGTTTTTTGCTTGCAGATGGTGTCTTCGGCCATCGAAAGAGTGTCCCAAACTGGGATACCATAAGGAAGAAAATACCGATATTTGGAAGAAGTAAACCATCTTTCCGTGGTGTTGACGGCGCGGACATCGAATCTTGCATTATGTGCGATGATAGCTTTTACGTTATATTTTGCACAAAGATTTTCAATATGGCGGCGGGCGGTATTCCAACGAACCATGCGGCGCTCCCCATTTTTGAGCTGTTCTTCATACATGGGAATTTTTTCAGCATAGTAAGCGGTCTGCATGAGGTCAGCGCATAGGACGAAGGTCTCATAGATTATGAAGGAAAAGGTTTCGTATACGTTGCCCTGTTTGTCATGGATGGCGCCGCCAATATCATATACGATGGGGTCTTCAAGGGAATTGGCGGTTTCGGTGTCGATCGTGAGGTAGTAATTTTTGGGCATTTCGTTTTGTTTCCTTTCATTTACTATATAGAGTATAAACGATTTTTTGTAAAAAGTCAATAAGAAAACTTAGACGTGTTACGTCTAAATAAAAGGGGAATAATCCCCTTTATTTTATCTAATAATCAATTCCACATCAGGAATAAGAGTAATCGAATCATACAAGTTATAGATATAACCCTCACCATCTTTAAGGCTGATGCAGTTGGTTTGTTCATCGGGAAAAGGATTTATTTTCATCAGAATATCTCCGTCTTCGTCGCGAAAAACGTCACCAGTTTCAAGGTCTTCAAAAGTTTTTTTGGCATTGGGGGAATGGTCGGTAATTTTCATTTTTTTATTTTCCTTTCTTTTATTTTCTACATTGATTATACCAAATAATAGGAAAATGTCAAGACCTATATTTAGACGTATTACGTCTAAATATAAAAAGGGAGAAGAATCTCCCATACTTTAGGTTTCGACCATTGTGTCGCCGTCGGCATTATAAATACCATATACTTTATCAATATCACGGTCGCTAAACTCGATAACCCTGATAAGCTCTTCGGCGAGGGCATCGGCTTCGTTCTTTTCCCAAAACTCTTCGGTTGCGAGAAGGGCAAACTTATCATCGACTTCAAGTTCAATTTCGGTGGTCTTGGCTACGGTTGCGGTAATTTTCATTTTTTTCTTTTTCCCTTTCTTTATTTTCTATATTGATTATACCAAATAATAGGGAAATGTCAATATCTATATTTAGACGTATTACGTCTAAATAAAAAAATAAAAATAAACCGGAGGAAGGGGAAACCTCCGGTTTATTTTTTACGGGTTAAAAGCTGTAACCCTTGACAACTCGGTTGCCAATGACAACCTCGGACACCTTCAAGCCCGGGATGGACTTGAGAATGTAGGTGGCCTTAGAGGTAGAGTCGATGCCGTCAATGGCATCCTTGACCTCGGCGGCGGTGAACACCTTCGCATTGGTCTGCAGAAGGTTCGTGACAGCTTCCACAAGGGGAGCGTTCTCAGCGGCCCGCTTCTCAGCGGCCTTGGAGTTGCGGCTCTCGGCGGCCTTGTTGTGCTTCTCCAGAGCTTCGGCGGCGAAAGCGCAGAGGTCGGGGTTCATCTCACCATCGGCGATGGCGGCAAGGAAGGCAGGATAAGTGTACGTCATTTTTTTTGTTTCCTTTCTCGTTTTTAAGAGTTTCGTTCTCTTTTTTCTGTATTTATTGTACCATAGGTTTGGGAATTTGTCAAGAGGTTTTTCAAACTTTTTTGAAAAATTTTTTCGAGGAGATTGTCGTAAAACTCCGCTTCATGAGATGGTGGTCAATCCGCAAGTCCTTTTTTGTTTATCGCCCCTTGACTTTCCCTTGTCCCTTGGAACAATTATAGTATAACACATTATGGGAAAATTGCAAGAGGTAAAATTAGACGTATTACGTCTAAATAATAAAAGGAGCCGAAGCTCCTATTTTTACAACAAGCACAGGATAGGGATGTAATCAGTGCTGTTTCTCTTTTCCCATGTTTCATACTCTCTTACTACGTTAACAGCCATTATCATGGGCTCCTTCACACTCACATCACCCTCATCCCAGGAGAAGCCCATCGACTCAACCTTGCCGAGCCCTGACGGAGCGTACTGGTGAGCAATGATGTCACCATCACACCAGGGGAATCGGAGCTGGTATCCGCCCAGGCAGTCGTTGATAGTGTATGGGACTTTTTCTTCATCTAAGATGTTGGTGATGCCGAGAATGGCCTGCGCATAGACGATGCGGTTTTGGAGTTCCTTGGCGGTGAGTTTTTCGTTTTCCATTGTTTGTTCTCCTCTCAATTTCGATACCTAATTTTACCATGTATTTGGGAATTCGTCAATAGTTTATATTAGACGTATCACGTCTAAATAGAAAATAGTGAAAGGCGCATTTTGTAAATAGTAATGCGCCTTTCAAGTCAAAATAAATTTTATATTTCAACAATTTTAGTTTTAGTGTTGCTAAGGTGGGATTCCACTAAATTTTTGTACCGGCTTCATCATCTTTTCTTTTCCTCTCTCATTTCTTACAAGTACATTATAACGAATAAAATGAAATCTGTCAATACGTTTATTTAGACGTATAACGTCTAAATATTCCGGCTCGCGCCGGATAAATTAGATTTATGGTCGCTTTTCCTCAATAAGAACCGTATCTTGTATGCCATAGTAGATGATACGGCGGAGACCATCTTCACCCTCAAAAAGAATATAGTTTGCGTCTCCCTCATGTCGGGTTTCAATATCCACTTTGCCTTCATAGTGGTATATGAGTCTGCCGTCTTCGGCGGTGATGGTGATTTCTCGGTTCAAACCGCCTTCCATATTAGAAGTGTAATCCTTCATAGCACGCTGACCATTAGCGGTATTGTTATGCCACCAAGAAAGGCCGATCATAAGAATTACGCAGAAGAGAATCGTTGCGATACAAAGGCCGAAGCCCCAACCTTTTTCATCGTCAACAAAGATGCTATATGCCGCGAGGCCAGTACCGAAAAAGAAGATGACCGCGATGATAACCCAGTTACCGATAGTGAGTGCCATAATTTTTTGTTTCCTTTCTTTATTTTCTAAATAGAGTATACTACTAAAGTTTCGTTTTGTCAATACTTATTTTTTAGACGTAATACGTCTAAATATAAAATTGGGAGAAAACTCTCCCAAAATATTTTATACAAGATTTAAATTCGCGTTGGGGTAATAGTTAACGAAATCATTTTGAAGGAAAGAAATAAACGAATAACCGCAAAGAGAAACAGAATTTACGGCGAAATCGCAACTTTCTTCTTTGATACTGTCGGTTTTCATATAGAGTTTTTCTTGAAAAGAGAAGACACCACCAATAGGAACATCGGAGAATCTTGTGAGGTTGCCAGTAGAATTAACTTTCATTTTTTTATCCCCCTCATTTGGTATACCTTATTCTATTATATAAAAGGAAAATTGTCAACTATTTATTTTAGACGTGTTACGTCTAAACAGAAAATTGGGAGAAATTCTCCTAAAATATTTTAGCAATATGCAAGTGCCATATTTCTCCAGCACAGAACGGAAATTTGTTTGCAGGCTCTGCCAATTTCCATAGCTTCTTTTTTTGTATTTACGCGGCGGCTTTTGTCTACGTAGTAGATTCCTCCAGCGTACCAGATCCCGCAGTTGCCGCCATAGGCTTTCACAGCTTTGATTGCTTCGCGGGCTGTATGGGCTTCGATGCCTTCCGTGGCGACCTGCCATCCGGACTTATAGGAGATTTTGCGGCCCGCCTTAAGAGTCAAACCGTCGTTTTCGGAAAGTTTGCGGATCGACCGAATGTTAATCATTTTTCTTTTCCCCCTTCACTTTATGCTTAATTTTACCATGTAAGGGAGAAATTGTCAATGGTTTATTTTAGACGTACCACGTCTAAATATAGTTTATTGTTAATTTTCGGAAAAGTTTTTATAATCTTTTTTATGCTTCTCTTTTCGAGAATATTTTTTTCTATCTTTTTCAATTCGTGTATACGGTTTAACTCCGCCCCAATCTCCACGAATTTTTTGCAACGCGCGCAGTTGTGCGTTAGATATATTTTTCATTCTATATTATTCCTATTCAATAAATCTTTAATAAGATACTTGGGACAATCTCCGAAAGATTCATAACATTTTGGGCAATCTTCATTTTTGCATTGTTTTTCTATAAGAAATTTTAGAAATTTCCCGACAATATAAAAATCATAATTATCCATAGTTTACCCCACAATCCACAAAATTTCCATAAACATCCAAAAGAAAAAGGCACAAATTGGGAGACTAATCGCCCACCACAAAAAGGACCCGGTGCGAAGGTAGAATTCTTTAGAAAAAATACGGATAATCATTTTTTTTATTTCCTTTCTTTTACTATAATATTATTATACTTATTTAAGGCAACTTGTCAATAATTATTTTTAGACGTGTTACGTCTAAGAGAGTTTTGGGAGAAAAATTCTCCCAATATTTTTAATAGGTATCGTATCCCATGCGTTCGGCTTCTTCGTCCGTATAAATTCCACGGCATTTCACCGTTTCGCCCCAAAAATATTCGCCTAAAATTTCATCGGCTTCTTCCCTGTTGTTGGCCTGCACAAAAAACATTTCACCTTCGTATTCGCCGTTCATAATTTCAAACAGATAATTTTTCATTTTTTATTTCCCCTTTCGTTTTTCTCTAATATAATTATACTATAAAATTTAGAAAATTGCAAGTTTAATTTTTAGACGTGCTACGTCTAAAACGAGGGCTCAAGCTTGAGCCCGAAAGGAGCTTACGGTTCCCAGTAACGAACGTAGCGCCCACCACCCGCAGCGACCAGCGCGCAGGCCTTCTCCAGCGCGTCAGCGCCGTCGAAGTGCTCCACGACCTCCTTGCCGCGCATCACGTCCACACCACGGGTAACATCGAAAGCGAAAGCAGTAGTCATAAGAACCTCCATGGGAGCGGCGCCCTTCTGTCGCCCGCCTCTCTGATTGTCTTAAGTATACCACGATCAACCCTAAATTGCAAGAGGGCAACTTAGACGTACCACGTCTAAATATACAATCTTGTATATATATGCAATATAAGTGTATATTTATACATAGCTATAAAAAAAAGAGGGCTTGCGCCCTCCTATTCATGCTGCCCATCTTTCCATACTCTTTTTAGCTACCAGCGCCATTTTGTAATAGTCATTAGCTCTTTCCAACCAGTCAGCAGCCCAGCCGGGACGGTCCATATGTCGCCTATTGATAGCAAGCGCAAGGCACTTCTTAAAGGACTCCATAGCCCATTCATACTGCTCTTTGTAGCCTGCATAGATACTTGCTTTCACGATTGCGAAATTATCCATTTTCATATCCTCCTTTTATATTTCATAGGCGGGGCGGGCGTTGTACCCGCCCCAACTTAGTTCCTTAGAATTTGCCGTCATTCTCGAAATAATCTTCAAGAGTCATGATACAGTTACTATACAGCAGGTCCAGCAGGGCGAACAGTTTGGCCCCATGGGGTTTATTCTGTTTAGCGTTCCAGAAGGTTTGAATGGTGGTCTTCATTTCCCCGGCGGTGGACCGTTTGGAACGGATAAGGCCGACAGCGTTCAAGCAGTCAATGAAAGTGGCCCGTTCCATTACAAAGCCTTCTTGACGGGTGATAGTTTCGTTCATATCCACAACGGGCACATACACAACGTACTTAATGGAACTGTTCAAGAGGTAGTCCAGTTCCCCGGCGCCCGTCTTGACTTCGTAGCACTTGCGCGCCCGCCTGAAGTCAATCTTGCCCTGTTTGGCTACAATGGCCTTTTGATTAAAGGCGGCCTTTAAATCACGTTCGAAGGTTTTGCCCATCATGCCGGAGTCGGTGATCTTGTAATTGTAGTTCGTCATTTTTTCTTTCCCCTTTGTTTTGTTTTTCCCCTTCGGGATGTCTATACTATACTACTTTCTTTTAGACGTGTCAACAGTTTTTTGCACTCATCTATGAACAATCTATGAACAAATTATTAACAATTCAGGAACAGACACCGAAAATATATAATGTATAGGGAGTTCCATTATACAGTATAAAGTACAAAAATTTGAAGTACCGACTTTGTATGTTTATGCAAAAACCCGGGGTATATTCGCGGATATGCACGATTTTCTGTATAATTATGCAAGCGCCCTGGAACATTTTCTCTCTGAAATCAATTTTTCAAAATAGCTATCTCATCTACCTTATCTATCTAAAATTTCCCCACGGAGACTTCTATTTTTTAATATTGCTAAAATTTGCATTCGCAGAAATTCTATGATATAATATATACATAAGGGTAGGTCTATCTACTCTATTTTAGTTGTCCCCTACGCTAAAAACTATATCGCGTAGCGAAGGAGGTTATAATAATTTAATATATATGGAAGAAAATAAAATATATAATAAATCTCGTTCTAATCGTTTAAACCTAAATTTTAATTTAGCTTATATAGATGAACGCCGCGATTTCGTAGAAGAATATCTAGCGAAGCCATAGTTTGAGACTAATCCCCCTACGGCTTCTGAACTCGAAACTATTGCTAATTATATCCTATGGGGTAAAAATCGTTCTACCGATAAAAATATAGTTCAAGAAGGCTCTATCTAGATTGCTACCCGTGCGGGACTCTGGGATAGTAACGCTGCGAAAGTCGAATCTCTCGATTCCCTATTAACCCAACCCGGCTTTACCGAGCAACAAATATTATCCACAGAAGCTCCTCGTTATAAGTATCCAAAAGAAACTTTTAGTCGTTCCGCCGCTCGACGCACCGCTAGCCCTGAAGCCCTATCTATTCTAGAATAGCTATGGAGAGAAATAGATTCTCTTGACCTCGAACTTAACTATTACGACCTAATCCATGGTAAGCGCGTTAAACCGCCCCGCGAGGAACTTCTAGTTCTTTTCGATGAAAACGCGCAACAATCTTTAAAAGAGTCTGCCGCGCATTTAAATTAGTTTTAGTATCTAAAAAAACGCCATTTACTCGTCGAACTAAGAAGAGAATAGTATACTATAAAAGACCTATATCGCCCAATTAGATCCCTACACTCAGCGCCTTCTACGCAATTACCTCAAACTATATCTACTATTGAAACCGACTATCCGGTTGCACCCGTTGGTTTAATAGGGGGGGTAGGTATCTAGGAAAAGCTTTTCCCAAAGGACCGTTATCCTATACCATCCGATTTTACCCAAGAAGAATTAAAGTCCGTCCTATAGTTTTATTGGACTCGCGCCCTCTAGACTAACGTCTACGATTTTCGTAATCCAGACCACGTAGGTAAAACCTTCGAACAATTTCAATAGCTTAACTCCGAGCGAAACGACGATATTTTATCTAATTCTAATTCTTTTTTAGATACTCTTTAGTTTTATATTGCGCGAGCTGACTTAAGCGATACCCAACGCGAAATTCTCGACCTTAAATTACGAAAAGTATCTAACCCAGATATCGCGCAATATATAAATAAAAAATACGATAAGTCTTATACTATTAATTATATCTCGACTATATTCCGTTAGAAGATAATTCCGTAGATATGCGCGGCTGCTCAAATCCATGCTGAGATAATCGAGAATCTAACTTTCCCGGAAAACTTTAAAAAGTGTAAGACGTGCGGCAGAATACTTTTAATTAGTCCCATAAACTTCGTGAAGAAATCTCGTTCTCCCGATGGCTACTCTGCCCAATGTAAGATTTGCGACCGTGAGGCAAGAATAAAATCTAAAGATAAAATTAAAAAGCTAGACTAAATTATTTAAAGTTACATATCTAACTATATACTTTATTTAGAAGGCGCGGACCGCGAAAATTTATACGACTCGCGCTATATAATGGAGGTACTAACCTTTATGATTTTTAATTTAAAAGATAAAACTAAATATAAATATCCTGAATTTAGTAATGCGCTCCTTCATATCTCTCCCCAAGAGTTATTAGGAGTTGCGAGTGTATTAAGGGTAAATTTATATACTGAAGAAAAAGACGAGCAAGACCATTTAATTCCAAAAGACGGATTAATAATTATAGGAGAAATTCTTTCTAAGTACGAAACTCTAAATAGAGACGCGCGCCGCAACTTACTTAAAATAGTAAAATAGGCAGGTAAAAAGTAATATGGGTTTACAACCGAAAATACCCGTTAAGCGTTATTCTTTTACTTAGAAGCTCTGCGCGCGGTGCGGCAACACGTACGGACCCGATGCTTTTTCTCCTACATCATCTCTTTTCTTTCCAGATAAGACTCTTCCTATCTGTAATAACTGTATAAAAGAGTTTTTGGTTTCTGAAGATTTTAGTTGGGCCGCCATTGATAAGCTTTGCTAGATGGCGGATATTCCTTTTATTCCACGTGAGTGGGAACGCTTACGGGATTAGAATGGGGATGATACTTTTCCTGTATATGCACGTGTCTTTCAGTCCCAGGAATATGAAAGTATTGGATGGGATGACTATTTTAAAGAATTTAAAGCTTTAAAAGAAATAGGCCTTATAGAAGATGAATTACCTTTACTTAGCGATGAGAAGTATGATGCTCTCTCGCATAAGTGGGGAGATAATTATAGTAGAGAAGAACTTATTTATCTCGAAGACTTATATAATGGTATGCTTGCGACGCAAAATATTAATGGCGCTCTTCAAGTCAAATAGGCTCAATAGCTTTGTAAGATTTCGTTAGAGCTCGATTCTCGTATTCGTCAAGGGGTTGATTTTGATAAGTTACTTGGCTCTTATGATAAATTAGTTAAGGTCGCAGAATTTACTCCGAAAAATGCGAAGAACGCAAATGATTTTGATAGTGTAGGTGAACTTATACATTGGCTTGAGAAGAGAGGCTGGGTTAATAAGTTTTATGATGATGTTACAAGAGATGTAATAGACGAAACTATTAAAAATATTCAAAATTATAATTAGCGTCTTTATATTAACGAGAGCGGTATAGCAGAAGAAATTAGTCGTCGTACAGAGTAGCTTAAGAGCGCGAATCGTATTGAAGAAGATAATTTTTATGGTCTTAATAAGACTTACGATTTAGATGAATACGATAATGAAGGGTATGAATAGCTTTTAAAGGCAGATAATGAATTTAAAGAGGAGTTAGAATAATGGGGAATAAAAGAATTGTTTTGACTTCTTTATTGCGCGCGCAGACAGATGTATAGGTTTACAAACGAGAAAATATACCTTTGGAAAAGGGAGTAGTTTTAACGGAGCAATATCTAACTAATATATAGGATTTGCTAGAGAAATATATGAATTTCTTTACGGCATACCCGGATATATTCTTGGATATTATCGCACCAACTGATGCTTAGATTAAACTATTTCCTTATTAGCGTATATTCTTGCGCGCGGTCATGCGGTTTAAGAACGTTTACGTTACTGCGTGCCGTGCGTTTTCAAAATCATTCATTACTATTCTTGGAATGGTATTGTAGTGTATTTTTATGCCGCGTACTAAACGATTTATTTGCGCGCCCATGAAAGCACAGGCGGCGCAAATTGCGAAAGAAAAGTTAACCGAAATATTCCGTGCTTGGCCGTTATTGCGTCGTGAGGTAATAGGTGGAGATTTAACAGAAGTACCCGGTAACTATGGGAAAGATTACGTAACATTGCGTTTTCGTAATGGAAGCTAGTTTGACGTGGTTGGCGCACTTGAAAGCTCATTGGGCGGCCGTCGTCACGGGGGATTACTAGATGAAATTAAGCTTCATGATGAGGAGTTAGTTAATACCGTCGTACTCCCTCTTATGAACGTATCTCGTCGTTTACCTGATGGAACGGTTAACCCGAAAGAACCCAATTAGCAATAGATATGCGCGACCTCTGCTTGGTTAAAGACTAGTTTTGCATATATTAAACTTATAGATATGTTTGTTGATTCTATTATTAATCCAAATTCTACTTTTGTATTTGGATGTGATTATAGAGTGCCGGTTATGCATGGACTTCTTGCGCGTGACTTCGTTAATAAACTTAAGATGAGCCCTTCTTTTAATGAAGAGACTTTCGCGCGAGAATATTTATCTATTTGGACCGGTGGCGGAGATGAATCTTGGTTTGATTTTGATAAACTTTAGCGTTATAGAAAAATTAAAAATCCGGAAAAGCACGCAAATTTTAGAGTCGGTTCAAATTAGTATTACTTAATTTCAGTGGACGTTGGGCGGCTTTCCGACCAAACTGTTGCTTGTATTTGGCGCGTTAATATTGTTCAAGAGAAGCATTATGCGACTTTAGTAAATATTTTTGTGCTTGGCAGGCAAGCAGAGAAAAAGACCTTCCAAGAACAAGCTATTGATATTAAGCGGCTGGTTAATGATTTTTAGCCAAAAGAGGTAGTAATAGATTGTAATGGTTTAGGCATTGGATTAGCCGACGTTATGATTTAGACCCAAATAGATGATAATGGCGTAGAATATGGGCCTTTAGGTTTCTTTAATAATGATGATTATAAAAAGATTTAGCCGAAGGATTGTCCTACTATACTTTATTCTCTTAAAGCTAACGGGCCACTCAATTCTAAAATACACGGTAATGCTTATACTCGTGTTAATAACGGACTTGTGCGTTTTCTTATCAAAGAATAGGATGCGCGCAGTATGCTATTAGCTACTAAGACTGGTTAGAGAATGTCTTTGCGTGAACGAGTAGAACGTTTATTACCGCATGAGATGACCACTAAACTTTTTGAGGAGATGGCAAATCTTCGATTAAAGCGTGGTGGCACGGGACTAGATATAGTCCTTGAATAGATAAATGCGCATTATCCAAAAGATAAATATTCCGCATTTGCTTATGGATTATGGCGCATTAAAGAACTTGAGGAAGAACAATTTAAGCGTAAGCGGAGATTTTCTTCCGGGCCTGAACGGCAATTAGTCTTCTTTACGGGAGGAATGTAAATGACAAATAAACTTGATTTTGCTCTCTTTTAGAAGGCGTAGGGAGAAATGGTAGCTACTTCAGATGCTTTTTGGAAGAAGTCCTATGGTAGTATAACCGGTTGGAATGAAAGAGCCAAAAAGTATACAATGGAAGAAGTTGCTGAAATCATCAGTTCTGGTTCAAAAGAAAGATAGCGGTTGCTTTCTTTGCATTATTTTTATCGTGATGGATTATACCGTCGTATTCTTATATATTATTCAACGCTTTTGAAATACACAGGGCTTTTAATTCCTAATAGTGATAAGCTCAAGAATCTCTCCAATTCCAGTACTATCAAAAAGTATAATAAAGCGCTTGACTATGTTGAGAATATGAAACTGCCTACTTTATTAACAGATATTACTTGTAAGGTGTTAATAAACGGGGTATATTATGGTATTATTCTTACTAATGATAAAAATAATTTTGCTATTATGGATTTACCGTTTAATTACTGCCGCACTCGTGCGAAAGATTGGGCTGGTAATGATATAATAGAATTTAACGTTTCTTATTTTGATAGCATTGTAGACAAAGATTCAAAAGAATATGCATTGAAAATTTACCCGAAGATAATTACGACTTATTATAAGAAATGGGTTAAAGGTACAGTTCCAAAGGATGACCCTTGGGTTATTGTACCTACTAAAATTGGCGTATGTTTTTATATGTTTGATTGTCGTCCTTTCTTTTTAACTATTATTCCAGCTTGTATTAATTATGATAATGCTGTTGAGACTGATAGAGAAAGGTAGTTAGAAGAAATAAGAAAGATAATCGTTCAAAAAATTCCGCATCTTACAGATGGTGGATTATTATTTGAACCAGAAGAAGCGCAAGTAATTCACAAAGGAACCGTTGGTATGATGAGAGGTAACAAGAACGTTTCTGTTCTTACTACTTATGCAGACGTTAGTGCTGTAGTTTCAAATACTGCGAATGAAAATGCGAATAATGTATTAGAAAAGAGTATTCAAAATCTTTATAGCTAGGCTGGTGTAAGTAGTTAGTTATTTGCGGCAACTGGTAATTTAAGTATTGAAATTTCAATTAAAAATGATACTGCTTTAATGATGTTTTTAGCTAATAAATTTAGTAATTTTGTTACTTGCTTATTGAATGATAAGTATGGCAATGGGAATCTTAATTTTAAATATAGTATTTTAGATATTACTTATTATAATGAGTCTCAATATATAACTGATTCTTTGAAGCTTGCGCAAAGTGGGTATAGTTTCTTACTGCCGGCGCTTGCACAAGGACTTACATAGAGAGATTTAACTAATATTAAGGAAGTAGAAAATAACGGAATAAAATTAAGCGAGTTACTAATACCATTGGAATCTTCCTATACACAATCTTCTGGACAAGTAGGGCGTCCGAAGTTACCGGATGACCAAAAGTCTGATAAAACTATAGCAAACGAAGTATCATTAGATTCTTAGGGAGGCTCTGAATAATGAAAGATATACCTTGTTTTGAGTTCCCGGTAACAATTTATAATATTTTAGAACAGTTTACTCCTACTTTGTCGAGGGCGCGCGTTCGAATTTTTTATAAAGGAGCTAATCGTAATGGTTCTTTTATTTCCGACGAGTTTGCAGAAAAGCTTATAAGTTCTCTTCCATATGCGCCAGTTAAAGGTATATATGATGTAGGAGAATAGGATTATTCTGACCATGGCCCAAGTAATGAATATGGACGAATCTATGGAGTCGTTCCAGTAGATAATAATTTTGCTTGGGAAACTAATATAGATGATGATGGTGTTGCGCGCACTTACGCGGCTTGTGATGTTATTCTTTATACTGCGATGTACAAAGAGGCAAACGAAATAGTTGGTAAACCGCAATCTATGGAATTGTTTCCTCCTTCTATAAAAGGCGAATGGATTGTATATAACGGTTCTCGTTATTTTAGATTTACCGATGGTTGTTTCTTTGGACTTCAAGTATTAGGAAAAGATGTAGAGCCTTGTTTTGAGGGCGCCAGCTTCTTTACTCGTTAGGATGCGGTCGCGCAAATCACAGAATTAATTAATGAATTAAATGAGTATGTTTTAAAATATTCCTATGGAGGAAAATCAAAAATGAGTTTGAATTTTAAGGTTTCTGATAGGGAAAAATTTGATGCCATCTGGACTTTATTAAATTCTAATTATAACGAAGAAAATGGCTGGGCTATCGACTACGCTATTGTAGATATTTATGATGGCTATGCTATTGTCTATAATTATGAAAATAAGTGCTATGCACGAGTTAATTATACAAAGAATGATGAAGATAATACGATTGCTCTTGGTGAATCTACTACTATTTATGCGATGTATGTGACTGAAAATGAGAAGAATGCTCTTGAAGGTCTGCGCGCGATGAATGGTGATAATTTTGAATTAGTAGATGAAAAGTTTAGTACTGCCATGAGTGAAACTGCTAAAGCTAATGATAAATTAGAAGAAGCAAATTCACAAATTGAAGAATATAGCACTAAAATTTCAGAGTTAGAGAGTAATCTGACTACTTTAAATACAGAGAAAGAAACTATTTCAACAGATTTTAATAATGCTACTGAAAAAGTTGCTGCTCTCGAAGCAGAAGTTATTTCTTTGAAAGATTATAAAGCCGCTGTTGAAAAAGAAAAGAAATTAGCTATTATTAGTACATATAGTTCTGTTCTTAGCGATGATGCGATTGAAGACTTTACTAATCGTATTGATGAATATGCTGATGAAATTTCTTTGGATAAAGATATGGCTTATGCCCTTAAAAAGAGTAATTTCTCTATTTTTAATTAGGCTCCCGAATTCATTCCGACACCCGCTGCCGGCAGTGAAGAAGGTACCTTACGTGAATTATTATCCCAATATAAAAAGTAAAATACTTTGGAGGAATACAAAATGTCTTTAAAGAGATTTGTTATTGATGGTTTTGGTCAGGTTGAATTAAACCAAGTGGCTTTCCGTCGTGACGGTCGTGTTGCGGCTCAGTGCAAGCCCAACGCCACAGACTTTGCTTCTACAGCTCTTGAGAACGGTATGTTGCTCGTTGTTGATGAAGTGAAGCGTGAAGTTCGTCTTCCCGGTGCCACAGAAGCCGAGCCTATTGCTCTGGTTTATAGTTCCGAGCATATGTATGATGAGAGGAAGCCTGGTCTGAAGAACTTTGAAAATGATACATTCCTTCCTCGCCTTGGTTATCTGTCTGTTGGTGATAGATATACCACAAATTGCCTTAGCTATGACGACAGCGAGTTTGCTACTGAGGCTGCGTTGAAGACCGCTATTGACGCGGCTGCTACTACTGCTGTTTATGCCGGTATTAGCACAGATGGCACACACAAGCTTAGTAAAACTAAGCCCACTTATGGCCCTGTCCTTAAGGTCCGTAATGGTTTTACGATGCCTGATGGCACATATGGTGTACAGCTCGTTTGCGTCGGTGCGTAATCTAGGAGGAAATAGAAATGGATAAGAGAATTTATGAATTAGCTCTTCATGCTGCGAATCGTACTGCTCCTGCTGATTTCTCTTATGAGAACGTAGAGACTGCTCTTCGTGAAGAGTTCCGCAAGATGGCGGGCTCCGTGAACGAGTTTATGCGTAATCGCTATGATATTTATGATATTATAATTAAAACTGCTGACACCGTAATGCCTCGTAAGGCTCTTGATATTATGGGTCAGTTTGCTGAGATTCAAAGCGTGCCCCAGGGTCAGAAAGCGATGTTTAAGACTCGTACTGGCAAAATGCGCGCGAAGAAGTTCTTAACTCAGGTTGGTCTTTCTGGTGTTTATGAAGCTTTCCGTCTTGATAGCAAGACTTTCGAGCTGAATATTGGTGCCATTGGTGGTGCTGCCACTATTGACTTCTGCCGTTACCTTGACGGTGCCGAAGATATGGCTGAGTTAATGGACATTATCGTTGAGGGTCTTAGTGATGCCGTATTTATTGAGGTTCAGAAGGCACTTCGTGCTTCTTTGAATGCTGTACGTCCTGCTTCTACCGTATATAAAGATAATGCTTGGAATAGCGACCATATGTTTGCTCTTTGCAACGTAGTTCGTGCGTATGGTCAGAATGCCGTAATCTTTGCGCCACCTGAATTCGTGGCTGCTATGGGTCCTGATGCCATCGTTCCTATTCCCGCTTCTGGCAATTACGGTGGTGTATATCATCCCCAGGATATTGATGCTATCCACAATACTGGTTATATTAATCTGTTCCGTGGTATTCCTATTGTTCAGATTCCTCAGTCCTTTGTTGACGAGAATAATGATAAGGTTTGGATTGACCCCTCTATTGCTTATGTCCTTCCTACCGGTGGTGAGAAGGTCGTAAAGGTTGTTCTTGAGGGCGAA